TTCGTCACTCGACTTGGTGTACCAGTTGGTCGCGTCAACACTAAAGTATGTACGGTCGCCACCAGGAGCCAAGGTGTTTGCATCAACCGCGTTAGCACTACCACCGTCGATAGCGTCACCAGTCGCAGGCCAAATCTGGATTGTCTGAGCCGCGTCATCATTGATGATTTCAACCTTCGCTCCGGCAACTGCTGTAGGTAGCTTCACACCGTCGCCGTCCGTGCCTGACACGGTGACACGGTTGATGTCTGTCGTTAATGCAGTTGCTCCAGCTTGTGATTGTGTAGAGCCAGCCGTGATGGAATTGGTGACAGACTTTATTAGCGCCCCACTTATAGTGAGTCCCGTTAGTGTACCGACACTTGTTATATTAGCTTGTGCAGCCGTTGATAAAGTACCTACAAATGCAGTAGATGTGATACTAGTTGCACCTGTAACAACACCTGCGTCTACACTAATTGTACCATCTAATAAAATTGCTGAACCAGAAGCAGGTTCAATATTGATCGCTGCTCCAGAATCTAGAGTTAATACTCCTGCTGAATCAATATCTACCGTACCATCTGCTGTTATCTGAATATTACCTGCAGCAGCAGCATCATCAACTGTAACAAGAGAAAATGCACCATTTGCGGCAGCTGTCATAGTAACGGTATCGTCTGTATCACCAGTCATCACTATGACTTTACCGTTTAGATTAATATCATCTGCAACTACACTTCCACCAGTAATAGCACCAGTAGTGGTAATTGTGGAAGAACCAGTATTAATGGTACCAAATCCAGAGGTAATTGAACCACTATCTAAAGCCCCAACTGTTACAATACTTCCACCACCAACACTAGAAGATGCCATATATGTAGATACAGTATCAACATTGGTCATACGCATTGTACCAGCATCGTTAATAAGAATACCATCGCCACTGGCTAGTGAGGTAGTACCTCTGGCAGTATCTCCGTCAATAAGATTTAACTCAGTCGTTGTTACCGAAGCACCATCAAGAATTTCTAGCTCTGCCTCACTAATTTCAGCACTACCAATAGTCACAGTTCCGGCAAAAGTTGCGTTAGCTCCAGAAAATGTTAGTGCGGTTGTAGTGCCAGATTTAAGGATTAGATTACCGCTTGTATTAGTAGCAGAACCAAAAGTTGTAGTAGCGTCCTTAAAGAATATATCACCACCATCAGCATCAAGAACGATATCACCAGCGGTATCAAGAATTAAATCTCCAGTATCGTTTACTATATAAGAATTTGTTCCGCCGTGATACAGATTCAAGTCTTCACCTGCACCTAACGTCAAGCGTCCGGTAGCACTATCGCCAGTTACATCATCAGCATCGGCATCAACATCAAGTTTAACTAAACCGCCTGAAGTTATGTTAGATGCTCCATTATCAATATTTCCAAATCCAGAAGTAATTGAACCTACATTGAGAGCACCAGTCGCAACTAATAGTGGTCCCCCACCGGCAGTACCATCATGTGGATGTCCGGTTGTAGCATGGAATGCCGCAAGAATCGTATCAAATTCATCATTTGAATCATCGGCTGTGATGACATCCCCATCAACATATGTACTTTGTCGTGCGCTATAGACTGCCATTTACTTACGGCCTCCTTCTGTATATTCTATTTGAAATCCTAGAACAGTGAATGATGAATTAGTGCTGGTATCTGTAATTTTAAGGGCCACTGCAAATCCTGATCCTTCTACCCATAAACGATCTAGTGCCATTGGATCTAGCGAGTACACAGAAGTTCCTCCATATGTTGTACTCGAAAAACCATAAGTAGAGATATGTGTTGGTGTAGTAATTGTATAAGCGGCGGGCTGTGCAATAGCCGTATTACCAAAATCATACTCAACATCTAATTTAGGAGCTATATAGCCTTCCCATTTAACATTGAGGGTAACGTGTTTAGGACGCTTACGTATTCCTGAATCCTGCATAATAATATCAGAAGAGCGCCAGATAGAAGGAATAGTTCCGCCACCAAACCCGGTACCAGTAATATCAACTTCCTGTTGATAAATAAATCCATCATCCCAACCACCATGTAATACAGTCTCAACACCAGCGATATAATCACTAGTCGCATATGAGGGTTTAATACCTTTCATATCCGAGTATTCCCATCCTGTACCTTCTGCTCCAGCAGCCCCTTTTAATACAGCAATAAGACCAGGGCTATTTGCCTCTAAAAGACTTATGCCAGCTTCTGCATCATCTTTTGCAGACCACCATAGACGATACTGACTTTTATTTCTAACTAGATTAGAACTAAAGACATAGTTTGTTTCACCTAATCCTCTAATACGTTCTTGGACTTGCTTTGAAATAGAACTTAAGTTAATATCGTCAATTCTGGCAGTACCAGAAACAGGACGTAATCCATCAGGGGATAAGAAGATTAGATCACCACCGACTTCCTGAATTGTCCATCCAGAAACACACCCAATATCGTCTGCAACATCTTTAATAGCAAAATTTTCTCTATTATCACCTATCAATTTATAAATTGATTTTGCACAGAAAATATATAGTTCATCACGGAAAGATTTAAGCTTTACCCCAGTATCAGGTACTATAAACTCCATAGAACCATTAGCAGGATCAAAATCATTTGGTACAAATGGTGCAGATACTGTTATTGTATTACCTTGAAGGTAAAAGAAATGATCTTTATGCTCAACTACATCAGTAGGATTAGTAGGTGCAGTACCTTCTCCACTACCGAGTGCACCATTCATTAAGGTGTAAGTTGATCCATCCCACGTAGCAGCAGGGTTTGTTCCTGCTGTACCAGAGGCCATAATAATTGTTTCAGTACCGTTTAAATTGAACTTATCAAAGTGATATCTACCAGTAGAAGTACGGCCCGTTGTAATAGAAGTCCAACCTGATCCAGAACCATATTGAACATTAGCCCCACGACAGGCAATAACATTAGTACCTAATGTAGTAATACCTAATACATTACCAGAACCTGTAAGTGCATTAGAATCATATTTTTTAAAGCCACTCATGCGACGATAGCCACCTGCTATATTGGCTTCATAGTTCTGTAATATTATAGCAGCGCCGTAAGGCATATCCTTACTGCTGTGATCTAGTAGTAAACCACCACCACACGCTACTTCAAGAAATTTAGCTTGGCCAGTATAAGGCATTAACTACTAAATATACTATTATGATGACCAGATCTAGCACTCATACGAGAAGTCATTTCATCTTTACGGTTAATCATTTCGATACGCATTCGTTTTATTCCTTGCGCGGCTCTATTTTGTGAACGGTCATGAAATGAAGGATCAGACAAATGCTCAAATGCATACATCTTAGCTTGTTCAACAACTACCCAAGCCCATTGATCAGGAATAATCATCTCACTGCCATGAACTGTTAGTTCTGCGGGAATAGTCCAGTAGTCATAGGAAACTTCCCAGTTACCCTGATTAGGTAAAGGTGTGATACCATAATAATCATTTTGAGTTTCATATACAAAATTAGGATATCCCATTTGAGATGTACTAGGAACATTATCTTGTCCCTGTTGCAATTCTCTCCATACATCTAGAGACTTAAAGGTAAGTTTTTGGCCTTCTCTATTCTCACGAATACGAATGAAGTCAATATCAACCGCAGTAGTAGATGTATTAGTGAAACTTATATATGTAGCAGTAGCTGTAGCTGTAAAAGAAAACTCTTTAAGTTCCCCTTCACCATCATCACCTAAAGCATATTCTGTCGAGGATATTTCTGTGCCACCAGACGTGGTACCTACTCTAACAGTAACTGCATTAGAAAGATGTCTAAACAACGCATTATATTCTCTATTAATCACTGTACTGATAGACTGGGTAATGCCACCAATATCAGTTCCATCACCAGTTAAACGTGCACGACCATTTCCTGTAGAAGTATATGCAGCAGCACCAGAGCCAGCATTAATAGCAGTCCAACTAGTAATATTAGAAGTAAACTCTCCATTAGTAACTTCATTAATAGGTTGAATATAAAAAGAATCCCAGTCAACTGTACGATTTGTTTGTAACGCAATTGTACCAGTAGCCGGGATCAATGTATCAGAACGAGTAGCATAGTTAAATGGCCACTCAAGTTCTGCTCCTATGATATCTTTGATAGCCTGATTTACATCATTCTGTACTGTAAGTTGAATACCAACAGAGGTAGGAAAAGTAGTGGATGTAAGACTAGGTTCATTAATAGCTTTAAGGACATTATTGGTTAACGTAAGAAAAGTTGTAGCCATTTAATTTCCTTTTGTTACTTGTAGTAACCCCAGATAGTGGTAAAAGCAGCAGTCGCTGCCGTTACAAGATCAACGCCGATAGATTGATTATTTCCTAGAACAACAGCATTTTTCATATCAAACTGATTAGGAGTATTAGCTAATACTTTTGTATGAAATACAATGTTACCTTGAGTATTAGCTGTTTCATCACCTTTAGCTGTAGCAAATGCAATACCGCCAACATTGTTATTCAAATTTGTAGCAACAATTGCTGTGCCAGTAGGGGTAAAAGTAGCACCATTTGTTAAGTGAACAGTAACTTCACTAGCTGTATCAGAAACAAATTCAATTTGCGAAATATGCAAATTTTTAGTTGCATGTGTATTCTGAACAAGAATAATAGTATCTGCAGCATCTGGGTCATACGTTACGTTTGACCACGCCCATGAGTCACCACTTTCTGAATAATGTTCAAGAGAATTTTGGATAACTGATGTAGTTTCGGCACGACCGTCTACATCAACATTAAGGACGTTGCCGCCAGTTGCACCTTCTAATTTCATTATATTAATCCTTTTGTATCTTCAGTGTTAAAATCTTCATTTGTTATAGATGTTAAATGTAGTACAACTAATTTAAGTAACTCATTCGTATCATCTTGTTTACTTCCTACATCATAATCAAAGACAGCGGATCGCTCAATATTTCCCTTATCAACGATTGTAGGATCACGAGCAATAGCTGAACGGGGTTTCCCCGTGCGCCAAATAGGCATTAGCCAGTCTTATCTCTTGCGCCATAGACTGTAAAAGTCAAGGCATTACTAACACTTGTTCTAACTGCAACATTACCTTGGCTTCTACCAATCATCCAAAATTCTTCTTCTATTGTTACTGTCTCACCTGCATCAATGGGACTATCCCAGAACAGTGCAGTAGTTTCATCATATGTAGAACCATTATCGTCGTGAAAAATTCTGAAGGTTGCAGCATCTCCAGAAGTATTACATACTACAAACTTACGTATCTCAATTCTAAATTGAGATCTAGGGGCATATATAGAGGCAGCAGTAGTAGTCGATGGACGTGACTGCGCCAGCTGTTGCCCTGAAATTCTGTTTACTATTGTCGCCATTAGTAGATTAGAGAGGGGGAATTACCCCCCTCCCTTATCCATTTCTTATTTAGGCCCAAGTCGAATTATCAGTGGTATTTCCAACAGGTTTAATGTCACTACAGATAGCCCACACTCGGAGCTTAGCATTAGTAGGATCATCAACCGAGATTAACAGATCAATAGTATCTGCTGATGCATACGTATGCCCAAGGGCAGACGTAGTAGCCACTGATGCACTAACACCAGTTGCAGCAATTGTAGTAGATGCAACAAACCTATTAGGATCAACACCATCACCAAGCTCAACCTGAGCAGAGGTATTAGTTGATTCGGCAGTCAGGATTTCGTAACCAGCACCACTAACGTGGGTAGAAGCTGGAAGCTTTAGTACCTGTACTGTATCAGTCGTACCAATTGTTACTGCCGCAGCAATAACAGCAAAGTCTACGACTTTTTCAAGAATATATGGAGTCCGCGCCGACGCTGGTTGACCAGCAGTAGGGGCGGCTGCAGCAATTGTAGCCATAATTTATTTTCCTTTCCTATCTATTAGTCAATCACGTAGTAGCCAGTACCTAGAGTCTCGGTACGCAGCGTCTTGCGACCAAAAAGGTGCAAACCACGAGTTTTGTCCCCAAAGAAATCTTCTGAACGAAGCACTTCAGTTTTTGCAATCTGCGATGCAGTTGCAGTAGACGACATATGACCGAAAAGGATCGAATTGGTTGCAGAACTCGCAGCCGGTAGATTTCGGGACATATAGCAGCGGAAACCTCGGATAAGTCCTTCGGTTACGCGGCCATTACGAAGTTTAGAATCGCTATCGCTTGAGAAGTCACGATCCAAAAGTTTCGAGTTTTCGTCTTCCATAATTTCCCAGAAGTCTGGGGGAGCAACGAACCAACGGTTATCCTCTGGTGCGTCTTGATCGTTAAGTTGGCGACGGGCACGAGCCATCATGCGGAGAGGGGAAACCTCACCAGCACCATAGCCAAGGTCCATAGCAGCAGATGTAGAAGTAATATCACCAGTTGACGTAGCAGAGTCAGAACCGACAATATTACCTGATGGAGCCTGACCACGCATATAGGAAAGAACAGCTGAGTCAAAGGTGTTACGTAGCGAGTACGCAGCAGACCCAATTGCCATATCCGTCCAATTAATGTGGGCAACCTTAGCTTCAATGTCATCAACAGCAAACTGGAAATAGTTTGCCTGATCAACAGTCAAGGTTAGCTGATCATCAGCAAGTTGTTCAGTATTTAGGCTCAACCCTCGTGTGTAAGCCGTAACACTAATGGTTGGTTCTTTAATAATACGAACTGTATCACCAAAGTTAGCAATTTCACCGAAATAATCGGTGTTAGTAATGTCTGATACAACAGCAACTTTTCTAAGAAACTTTTGTACATTTTTAGAGTAGATTTCAGGGATGAAATTACCTGATGGCAGATTGTTCCATCCTCCTGTATTAGCTACAGTCATTTTTATTTCTCCTTAATTAAATTATCCATTAATAATCCGCCCTTCTTTAATTGCCAAATTAAGGTCATCTTCGAGAGCTTCATATTGTCCCTGAGTCATGTTCTGAATCTCAGATCGTTTATAAACTCGCCCTTGTGAATTTTTAACGGATTGTCCGCTATTTGTTGGTACAAGGGAAGCTGCGGCTTTTTTATTTACATTATTGTTTCTGGTCTTGCCGCTTGAACCTGTTTCAGCTAAATAGAAGTCAATTTTTTCTGATAACAAACCTGCATCATCTGGGTTTTCATAAATCTCGTCTTGTGTCTTTTGAGATTTACTTGCTGCCCATTCATGGAAAGCATCACTTGTAGTAATCTCTTCCCAATTAGAATGTCTACGCAATAAAGCTTTCTCTGCCGCACTACGCTTAGATTCATTATCTTTTTCTATAAGAGTGTTTTTAAGCTTCGCAATTTCTTTGTCGCGTTCTACTGACTCTCTTCGGATCAGACTATTAACAAGATTATAGGCATCAGGTTGATCGGTAATGAATTGTTGCAACGCTTCATCAGTTAAGAGAGGCCCAGATGGGGTAGTCTCATCGAGTTTAGCCCTCATAGTGGCTAATTCATCCTGGTACTTATTTTCAATGTCCGCTTTTTCTTTTGCTGAGAACTTACGAAGGTTAGCATAACGTGAGGCCCAAGTCTTTTCGGCCTTACCTAACTCTTGATCATTAGCAGCGGCGGCAATTTGCTTGTCTTCTTTCTGTTCTTCTGTTTCTTGAGTAGCTTTAACATATCCTCCACGAGTAGTTAAGACAACATTATCATCTTGTTCCGCTTCAGACTGGTCGGCACTCTTATACATTTGACGTTCTATATTAGACATTTTATATTCTCCATGTGGGGCCAATAGTAGGGTAGCCACGAGAAATATTCTCAGAGAGGGGCCAATTTAATTCAACTGGGTAGCCTCCCAAACTATTGTGTTAAATTCTTAGTTGAACAAGTGTTTTCTTAGGGGGTGGGATAGTCTCCAGTAAGTCCTCAAAAAACTTCTCTCCAAAATGATCAACTATGTGTTTGGGAATTACGTATTCCCCTTCAGAAAGGTTGCGTAGTAAATCGTCTGCAACCCCTGCATTGGGTGGAGATTTTCCTTCCTTAGACCGTCTATTGACTAAGCCACCTTCTGCGTAATTTTCACGAACGCGGACTAAATCCTGACGTTCTTTTTGTTTCGCGTAAAAATCTTTTTTATCTTCTGCTAAATTATAATTCGGTAGTGGTGGATCTTGTGACTCTGATCCTGCACTAGAACCGGGAGTAAAGGCTAATGGAGCAAGAGCAGGTGTTTCAATATCAATATCTGTATCAATATCTGCAGGCAGTCTATCAACTAATCCACCTTCAGCATACCCACGCGCATCTTCATAATCTCTACGACTACGAATAAATTCTTCATGTTCTTTCAGCTTTTGATTATAATTCTCACGGGTACGAATAAAGTCTTCACGTTCTTTTCTTTTCTCGTAATAATCTTTTTTCGCTTCCTCTAAATTATAATTAGGCGCTGGGCCTTCTGCTTCTGGGGGTAAATTTGGATTAGAAACTAAGGGAATAGTACGGGGCTCTAGATCAGTAGGTAGTCTATCAACTGGCCCACCTCTAGCATATTTATAAGGATTACGTTTAACTAGGCCACCTCCAGCCATATCAGCATAAGGATCATCATCCATAGCAGCTTGGGCAGCAGCTTCACGCTCCTCAGCAGCTTGGGCAGCAGCTTGGGCAGCAGCTTCACGCTCCTCACGCTCCTTTTGCATTTCATCTGCATAATCAGCCTCAGCCCTAGCCTCAGCCCTAGCCTTTTCCTGATCTTCTTCATCTTGAGCTAATTGATAAGCCATATAATCTTCTTCTTCAGTTATAGGCTCAGGAGCACGAGGAACTAGAGGAGGAGGAGGAGCAATAGGAGCAGGTACAGGCTCAGGTACAGGCTCAGGTACAGGAGCAGGTACAGGAGCAGGTACAGGCCCAGAACGAGGACCAAGAATAGCAGGAGCAGAAGCAGGACGAGGACCACTCCCAAACATATCATCGGTTATGAGTGGTCCTTCTGTAATATCGGGACGAGCAACATTAGGTATTGCTGAAGAAATCATATCAATACCAGTAGTAGCTTGTTCCCCTTCCTTTAAATTATAATCAGGACCAAGCTCCTGCTCTGGAGCAGTCTTAACCGAAGGAGCATCAGTTGCGCTACGTGCAGGATCTGTATCCAGCCCTAATATATTTGCAAGACCTCCTCCAGCATCAGCTGTAATATTAGCAACAGCTTGTTCAATACCTTTTCCTATATTTATCCCTCCAGCAAGCATAGCATTGAAAAAATCTTCAAAAGTAGTAAAACTTGATTTTGACTCACCATATTTCGGGGCGAGAATCATCTTTCTTTCACCATCAACCCAGCCCCATACTTTTAAGCGTTTAAGTTCTGGATCCCATACTCCATCTGGATTATTAGGATCAGTCATTGCCTTTTCATAAATTTCTTCAGCTACTCTATCGTCTTCAGCTTGTTCTAATTCATATTCTTGGGCCCAAGCCTCATATTCTGGGTGACGATAATCACTACGATCTATTATTTGTGACTCAGGAGTAGGAGTAGTAGAAATAGTAGGAGGCCCAGGCTGAGCATCTCGATATGTAGGTGCTTCCGGTTGGGGATATGAACCTATTGGTCCTGCAGAATCAATCGCAACCCTTGCTCTACGACCTCCATCAGTACCCCTTGCACCTTCAGCACGAATTCGTGGTACGGTAGCATAATATAAACCACCATTAACATCACGGTATGCATTTAGACTTGTGATACCTTGATTTCTAAGATTTTGTGTAGCGTTAGTATCTAGTTGATCTCCACCTGCCATTGATGGTGTTGACGTTGGTGCTACTGCCTGAGCAGATCCTGGTGATATAGTACCATCGCCACTAGATGCATCTTGTTCTGGAGCAACCCATTGAGTATATCGTGATTCAGTACCTGCTGGTGGAGTACCCCTAACCCATCCTGGTCCTGGCGTAAATCCACCAATACTAGCCGTCCATGTCTCTCCTGTAGATGGATTATAAAATGGATCAAACGCCTGAGTAGAAATCCCACCTGAGTGAGTAAATCCTGGGGGTGTTCCTCTTTGTTGCTCAGCCATGGGTATCATCCTGTTTGTTATTAGCAAATTCGTTTTTTACAGTGTCAGATAAGGCTCTTAGTTGATTAATCAATTTCATTTTCCCTTGTGCCTGATATAAGTCTTGATTATTAGCGGATGTATCTTGAATACCCCTCTGTAATTTTTCTAATTCATCTAGATAGAGCAAAAAATTAGGCCAATCAGGAGAGTGGGCTATGTTATTGAGGCTGGGGAGGAGGAGCTTGGATATTGCCACCATTATCTCCTTCATTTCCAGAGAAGCCACTCTCTCCCGGTAGTTTTACATTAGCTGGGCTTATATTACCATTTCCTGTACCAGTTGATCCACCCGGTTCTGCCATACCACCAGCCATTAAACCACTAGGGCCTAATGGTCCACCTTGATCAAGTGGTCCACCCTGACCACCTGGACCACCCATGGCAGATGCTTTACCAATAAGTTCAGCAATTACCTTCGCTTGATCAAGATCATTAATAACTTCTTCTGGATCTAGGTCTTGTGAATATGCATATTCTTTTAACAATGGCCCTGGATTAATCCACGGTGCTAACATAGGATTACCAGTTAATTGTAAGAACTGTTGAATCCTTTGACTACGAACTTCCTTCTGCATCAGAGCATCAGTACCTAGAGCCTTAACTTTTAGATCACCCTGGATACGTACATCAGGATTGAATTGCATATTCCAGTAATAGAATCCCTCTCCAAGAGGCTTCAAATGATAATCATCAATGTTCTTAACAACTGTCTTAATATTAAGAGCGGCTGCACCCATAAGCATTGACATACCAGCAGCAGTACGAGTAGTACTCTGAACTCTGGTTTGTCCATGACTATAGGACGGGATGCCAGTCTCTTCGTCAGCAATCTGACGCCACTTATCAAACATGGCAAGATTTTCTGTTGTAGTAGACGGAAACTTAATTCCGTGTATTGCTTGTCCCGGTGCACCAGACTGGCGACGGAAAATCTTACCTGGATAAATATCAGTAGGCTGTCCTGGTACAAGAGCAGACTCATCAATATCAAATATCAAGTTGCCTGATAAAGCAAGGTTATCAATAGCCATACGTGCATGGCCATTCATCAGCATAGTGCTGTCAGCCATATTCTCAGGGACACCAACACCAAAGAATTCATGTGGGTCACGTTCGTATGGGCAACAGTGATAAGGAAGACGTTCAGGTTCAAATGGGTTAATGACCATACGCAATAATTGATTATTGCATACCCAGATATTAACCTGTACTTCGTCTAACTCGGTAAGTTCTTCAATTCCGTCCATACCCATTTCAAGAGCAATAGACTTATCTAGTGTACCCCAATACTCAAGTACTTCATAGCGTGTCTCTTCTACCTGATCATCATTGTCATCATACCCAAGACTATTTTCATAGTGCTGCTTAACATAATTTGGACCTTGAGAAATTGCAGTATCCAAAGCACCTACATTAAAGTATGGCATTTTACGTAGACGACGAAGCATACTCTTCGTCATTTTGTGACGTTCAATAAAATGATCTAAGTCAAAAGAATCAGTAGCACCAGCATCTGGGAAAGCATTCCAAACAGATACATGAGAAATAGCAGGTATTAACTTTGTTTTAGGCTCATACTCTTTCTCAGTTTCTCCATCTTCACTAACAACCATTCGCCATGCAGGGACAATTTCAGTTGTATTATATGGTCCTTTAATAATTCCAGTACCATATAAACATAGTTCAAAGTTAGATTTACGAAATTCTCTTGATGCTTTAGTTTCTGTTAGTTGATCCTTAATAGTTTTCTGCATTTCTATTGCAGAAGCCTTGGCAGGACTAACCTGTGATTCATCTGTTGGAGCAGGTCCAGGTTTAAACTTAGCAACTCCCTCCATAAACTTCTGACGTAATCCCCCTAGGAAATGCATAGGAGGAATATTTTCATTCTCTCTCTTGCCATCCCCAGGATAACCAAAGTCTAGTTCTGGATTTAGTTCTGTAAGCTCTTCTTCTGGTGCATCCTCTTTAGCCACATGGGCGTATTCTGCAACACCCTCTGGGCGTTCAGTTGCAAATACTCCAATTGGAAATTTGCCACTACCAAATAATACTTCATTAATCTGGCCATAGGCAGCTAAAGTTTTAGACTTGGCAATCTTAACAAAGACCTGAGATTTCTCATCTCTACGTAAGTTACGTTGAGCATTAACAATCCCACGATAATCTTCATAGGCCGTTAGATGACGAGCCTCAGAGGATAGCTTAGCAGTCTTGGCTCGTTCGTAACGAGTTAAGACTACACCTATAACAGCAGGAACATTTATATCAGAGTTTTCCTGCTCTTTAATAGACTTTTTTATATCCTCTGGTTCGATGCCTTCTACACCACCAGAATATGCTACTACAGCATCCATAGGTTAGTGCTAGGTTACATTACGATAAGAGGCTTTCTTATACACCTTTGCAAGCGAATGATCTTCTGCCATACGCTTAAACTCATTATCATTCTCAGCAACACTCTTAGTGGGATAAGCCTCACTAAAATTACTGGTATAACCCTTCGCAAGAGGCTTAGTCTTAGTATTACGATGATCATAACCAGCTTTCATATCTGGATTGAATGAACCGGCAGTGCGACCATCATCAATTTTAAAATTAGGCATATTAGGTATCCTTATTTAGTTTTTAATTTTGTAGCTTTAGTTTTAGTTAGTTTATTGGTTTTAGGTTTAAGTTTACCAGTTTTTTGTAACTGACTTGTAGCTATTGCATAAGCAGCACTCTTAGATTTACCTTTTTTTGATAATTTTTTAACAAGATCTTCTAAAATTTTTGGCATATTTAATAACCAAACTTAGTATCTACTAGTGTAGGTTGTTCTAATGTGTATTTCTGTTCGTCCGGGTATAGAGTGTAAGATGGACGATTATTCATACCATATCTAAATGAATCATATAAGTGATCCTCAATAAACTTAGTATCAACATCTTCTGCATTAGAAGAATCAAGAGGCAGAATAGGCATAATTCTAATTAGATTTCTGCAATTCCTGAAAATCTTTACTCCAACTTCATTGGTATAACTATTAACTTTTAACCTACGATGAAGTTCAATTTTACCACGAACTCTACTACCTTTACTCTTATCTGTTTTAGTCCACCTAACACCAGCTTGAATCATAGTCTCAGCGATGCTTGGTCCACGTTGACCGCGTTCTGCCCAACTCTCAGTATCTAATGGGCCAGTAAGTATTCCGGGGTCATTCCATTCTAGTTCAATAATCTTTTCAGCTAGTGCATCTGCGTCTAAATTTTTTTGGTAAAGTTCCCTGTATACAAATACTGTTCCATTGGGAGCAACTGCATACCATAAAACAGCAGAAGGGGCTACATAACCATAATCACAAGATCTATACCGTTTCCAGTGGTTAGGAATTTCAAAAGGTTCACAGGTATGGACCTTATGATCAAACTCAGGAAAGGCTGTATCTTCAGCTACATCCCAATCTCCCTCCAATAGTCGTCTTCGTTGTACTTCTGGAAGAGAGGATAACATTGCCAGATATTCTGGCGACTGCATAAGATATGGATTATCAGATAACCTAGCAGGAATAAATCGTCGTTTAAATAATGGTAGTCCGCGTAATTCTTGATCTACAATTGCAAGCTGTGGATAACGTAAAATATCTCCAGTCTCAATATCCGTTGCCCAGAAAGATTCATTATACGGAGCAGGATGAATAAACATCTTCTTAACCCACCAACCACCAATACCACCGGGGTTAGTTGTTGCTCTCATATACGTCTGGATAGTTTTATCTGTAGTACGAAGACGAGAACGTAGATAATCCCAAACATAGGGTGTAGCATAGTGGGTTAACTCATCAACACCAATCCAAGTAAAAGCTTGTCCTTGGTAACGGTGCACATCAAGATCATTCTCCACGAAGCTCATAATAAACACAGCACCGGATGGAAAGGTCCAACGAGACTTCTGTTGGTTCCATTTTGCTCCTGGGAAAGCTTTAGGATATAAGTCATGAGACTTATCAATAAGCTCTTGAAGTTCTGGCATACTTTTACGTAATAGAATCGGTTTGTGGTTTCTATTATGAATATACCTAAGTGGATCAATCAACATAGCGTATGATTTACCACCACCGGCTGCTCCACCATAGAGCACTTCTTTTTCAGGCGCTGCTAAGAAGGATTCCTGTGCTCCTGCATTTGGTCTAAAGATAACATCTGTATCTGGGTTATCAACAATTGTTTGAGCAGTTGGTGTAGCGTCTTCAAGATCAGTAACTACATATCCAACTTTACTTTTACCAGATAACTTATCAGAGAAATCTTTAGTAGCAGTAAGTTTCTTCTTAGAAGCTGCTAATTTATCTTTAGCTTTCTTAGCAGCTTTGGCAGCTTTAACAGCATCATCTTTAGTGCGTTTAAGTACTCTTGCAGCAGAAAGCTTAGCTTTATGCTTTGAACTAAAATTATACTGTCGTTTCTTTGTCTCTTCAATTTTTTCTACCATGGATAAAATGGAGGTGTCATAAGGACACCCCCAATTATTTAGCTTGTAATATTCTCTTCAGCCCAAGTGATACTAACTGAAAGATCAACAGTAGTTGTAGATAGCATATTCATCAGAGAGAGAACTCCTCCTGGTGGTACGATAATTGATCCATCAATTCTATCTTCTGATACACCTTGTGGCTGAGTAATAGCAGTACTTGCACCAGCAGCATTCAGAATAGTAATTGGTGAAGGACGAAGAATTCCAAGACTTCCACCAAGACCAGTCAATGCAGTACTCATTGCAAATGCTTTGGCAACTGAGCCAGACGATGCTAAAGTAGAACAATTAACAGGAGTACTACCAGTCGAAATAGATGATTCTGATGTATCTTTATACCAAGTAAATCCACCTGGAGCTACAGCCGAATCGTCTATCGTTGTAGCAACAACAGTAGCATTTAGTACTACTAGATTTTTTCCAGTACCAGTGTCATTCCAAAGCCCAATAACAGGTTTAGAAGTAGCAGTTACTCCAGTAGCAACTGCATTAGCTGCTACTAGAGGTGTATTGCTGATACCGAATGTGTATACATTTCCACGAACATTCGCATCATAGTATTGTGCGAACGACTGACTTGTCCGTGAAATCGCATTTTGCATTCCTGTACTCATGATAACTCCTTATTGTTATTGTGTTGCAGGTCTAGCACCAGCAAAGTAGATGTAGTCTATTGATAGATCAGTATTAGTTTGCGCATCAACTGCGGAATCCATTCCAATAAACGGAATGAGCAATGATGTAGTAGCAACAGCTGTGGTTACGGTATTAGTCAAAACACCATTAACATAGAACCTAGCATCACCATCTTCATCAACTTCAATACGTAAAGTATAGTATTTATCTGCTGTCGTAGTAACGCCGGTTGATGTTTCAGCAGCAGATGCACCAATTGTACCCGCATTTTCAGATGAAACTTGCCATACAGTATTGGCAGTAGCATCAAAATCAAACAAGAACAGTGCAACATTGGTTACGGTTAGGCCACCGTCTGCAACTGTACCACTATTGGCAAGATGCAGTAGGTTTTCTGAACTTTCCGCAAGTTTATCAGATAAACCAACATTAATAGTACACCCAGTAACATGACTAGTAGAAACACGAGCTTCCATAACAGTAGTACCAAGACTTACCAAAGAACCCTTAGAAAGAAGAATTAAGCTAAGGACACTAGCATCATTAGTACTGTTTCCATCACCAGAGCCTATAGTAATGATACCTTCTGGTACACCAGCAGTTGTTGCTGCAGCAGTAGCATCACCATCACTACCAGCAAAAGTAATCCAGTTATCAGGCACAACGCCAGATACAGAAATAGCTGCATTTGTAAAATCATCAAAGATTTCAAAATGGGTTTCTCGGCATGGTTGATTCTTAGTACGGTCTGCGTACCACTTAGTGGCACTAGTAGCCGAAAATACAGCGGTCTGACGCGGGCTAAGATAATAGGCCGTGTCTTCGGACAGGTCATTAATATTATCATTTCCGCCACTGACAGGATAAACCAACAGAGCGTAATTTGTATTGTCATTTACAATAGTGTACGGTCCTGCATTAGTCGCAGCAGCCGGTAATGCCACACCAGCAGCACCAGTGGCACCTGTAACAATATTATTAAAAGCCGTAATAACAGTAGCATCAGAAGCTGCTGTACCAGCAGCAGCTACAACATTAGTAGCATTTCGATCAAGTCCCGCAGAATCTACTCTAAGCACGTAGGCTTCATGCGGGTCAGTAGTAATACTCGCCATAATTTATCTCCTTAATTTACTTTATTAAATTTATATAACATTATTTTTGAAGCCTAATAAATTTAGTAGCTCCTATCTAGTATTTTTTTTATACCTCTAGGAGTAAGTTTTCGCCCAGTATTAGCTTCGACATAACGAGATGCCTCACGTAAACTGAGAGTTCTACCTTTTTCCCGTAATTCTTGTAGTACTTTCTGATCCTGATCATTCTCAATAATTAAATGATCGTTTTCTGGATGCAGAACATATCCAAAAGGCACAGTTGAGGAAGTTCTATTCCTCGTCTTTATTGTCATTTGTATTTATTTTACTTGGTATAATAACTAAACCACTCGAACTATCGACTGTTACATTCAGCCGATCCTTCTTTACTAATCCTATACGATCCAAAATATCTTTGGCATTAGTAGTATGGACCTTCTCATGCATATCAGTTCCTTCGGAACTTAATCCATCAGTAAGAATTTTAGCAGCTTTTCCAGCGTGGAGCACTAACTGTTGCTCAACACAATCTAGAAGATATTCCTTATAATTTCTTATAAGTTCATATCCATATCTATACGTATAATTTGCTTCTACAGTTGCATCCCGTACAGATGTACCTGCTGCAACAAGATCAAAGAATAATTTTTGTTGATCATTTTCTGGTGTCTTCATTATTTCTTCTTCTTTTTAGCCATTCCAGCAGTACTAGTTCTTTTAAAGCTACGATTAGCAAATTTACTTTGTGGCTTTACATTAGATCGCTTATTATCCGTAGATCTATTATTCTTATGCGTTACATCTTTCCCATCGCCCTTTGCAACGGCTCCTTCTTTTATAAGAGCAGAG